GGTCTCTCTCCTTGTTTTTGTCGGGCGGCCCATTACCACCTCTGTTGATTACAATGTAGTCAATGATAGCTATGATGTCAACCCCTGCGCCAAAGATTTTTTAATATTTTTTTATTTAATTATTTAACACAGTTATAGTTTAAACAGGTGGCAGGTGGTGAAAATGTTGATTGATCTCCGAGACAGCTACGCGCACGCGCGCGAGGGAGGAAATATGCGATACGGTGACGTGATTTACAGCCGGCGGCATCAGGGTGAATTGGTGATGGTTCAGGTCTCCCGCGTTGGCGTGGTGGCCCGCAGGCGGCTCAAACGTGGGGGGGGCTCTCGAAAAATGAGGTGTGTGTGCGCAATGACGAATTGCGGGGCCAGTGGCTCAAACTGCCGGGGGTGGAGTGATGACTGAACAATCGCAATTACAACGAGGCGATCTTACACGGCTGGAGGGGCAACTCCAGCGGCATGAGGGATTCCGTTCGCATCCCTATCGCTGCTCCGCCGGTCGGTTGACCATCGGGTACGGCAGGAATCTCGATGACCGAGGGATATCCGAGGACGAGGCCAAATGCCTGCTGCGCAACGACATCGACCACGCCATGGTGGACGCCAGCAGCTACGCCGGTGATTCCTGGAGCAGGCTGAATGCCGCTCGTCGCGCTGTTTTGGCGAATATGGCGTTCAACCTCGGGCTGTCGCGGTTAGGCGGGTTCGTCCGGCTCCGTGAGCGACTGGCTGCCTCGGATTACCAGGGCGCCGCAGAGGAGATGCTGAACTCCGTATGGGCGCGTCAGGTCGGCGCCAGGGCCAGGGAGCTGGCGGAACAGATGCGGACTGGCGAATGGGGGGCGTCATGACCCAATTCACGGATCTCCTGGACGCGATCCGGCAGGCCCAACAGGGCGCCGACCCTGTCGAGGCGGCCTGCTCGTTCCTCGAACGCCATCGGGGGGAGCGCGTGGCCGCGGTGACAACGAAAATCCACGCCCTCGCGTTGTGGCGCGAGGGTCTGTGCGTCCAGGACATCGCGTCTCGATTGCAGTGCTCTGAGAGGTGGGTTCGAAAAGCAATCGGGGCGTGAGTTTTTTAATTTTTGGAACGATTTGGTCGGAATCGTTCCCCACGCCATAGCCAATTCCGTGTATGCTGACTCCGTCTAAACCGGAGGGCGAGCATGTGCGAAATCGATTACAGCACCACTTCAATCCCCAGCACGTCTACTGCCGGTTGCGCAATCTGGGCCTCGGCAAACCGCTGGCTCATCGGCTCGCCGCTCTCTGGGAGCGCGTGAGCCGCTTCGTTTTGTACCGCAGGAGGTAGCTATGGCGTTTTGGGACGCGGTTCCGATCCTCGGCGACATCGTGAACGGAGTCGTCGACATCATCGACAAGTCCGTGGAGGACGAAGACAAGAAGAACGAACTCAAGGCTGCGTTGGACAAGGCGTTGATGACCGCCGATCTCACCCGGTTTCAGGAGCAGATCAAGGCGCAGGCGTCCATTGTGCTCGGCGAGGTCAAGGGCGAATCCTGGCTGCAACGCAACTGGCGGCCGATCCTGATGCTCACGGTGGTCGCCGTCGTCGCCAACAACTACCTGTTGAGTCCGTATCTCGGAGCCATTTTCCCCCAATACGTGCATGTTCTGGCGCTGCCGGACCGTCTCTGGGACCTCATGACCCTGGGCGTTGGCGGCTACGTGGTGGGGCGTACGGGGGAGAAGATCACGCAGCGCTGGAAGGAGAAATAGCCATGGCTGAGGCGAATCTCCGGGGCTGGCGGCTGGACCGCTCCATTCCGCTCATGCTGGTGCTCATGGTGTGCATCCAGCTCGCGGGCGTGGTCTGGTGGGCTGCCGGCGTGGAGTCGCGCATTTCAGCCATTGAGGGCAGACAGGCCCGGTACGAGGCCACGGCCGACACCGCGGCGCAACGACTCGGGGCCATCGAGCAGCGCCTCGGGTGCGTCCAGACAGACGTCTCCTGGATCAAGCGGGCGTTGGGGGCGGTGGAAAAATGAAGACGAAGTACACGCCTACGCTCATGCGCAAGATTTGCCAGGGATTGGCCTCGGGTCGGTCCCTGGAATCCGTTTGCGCGGAGTTGAGCGTGGACCCTCAGGCCGTTCACCGGTGGAGAAGAAGCAAAAGCTCACCTACCGCCGAGTCCGAGTACCAAACGGCTCGGCAAGATGCGGCGTGGACGTTTGCAGACAAGGCTCTGGACTACGTCGATGAGATTCAGAGCCTCAAGGATGACATGCGCGTCGGGAGTCTCCCCGCTCCGGAAGGCAAGGCCATGATTCGGGGCTGTGAAACGCAATACCGCATGATGACCTGGCTTGCCGGGAAAATGTCGCCCTCCCAATTCGGCGACCGTCAGCAGGTGGAGCTGTCCGGCCAAGTCGGCGTCAAACCGCTCCCGGCCACGCCCCAGGACGTCATGAGGGAATTTGTCGAACTGCTGCAACTTGACGTCGAGTTCGTTTATCAATCCATTCTTTCCGCGGGAGAGGACTATGCGCGGACCGTCCGCGACCGCCTCGCCTCAGCGCTGGGGCCGGGTGCTTCAGGACCTCATGAGGGTGCGAGCCATGCCGCTGTACCGCATGTATCCTGAGACAGGCCCGCTCGCTCGCACCCGCTACCCGCGGCACATGGAGTTTTTCGCGGCCGGGGCGACGTTCCGTGAGCGGCTGTTCATGGCGGCCAACCGCGTGGGCAAGACCGAGGGCGCGGGCGGGTACGAGATGACCTTGCACCTTACCGGCCGCTATCCGGACTGGTGGACGGGGCGCCGGTTTGATCATCCCGTCGTTGCTCTGGCCGCCGGCGACACCACCCAGACCGTGCGCGATATCCTGCAGAAAAAGCTGCTCGGCCCTTTGGGCTCGCCCGGCTCCGGGCTCATTCCATCCGACGCCATCGGCGAGATTCGCAACCGCTCCGGAGTGGCCGAGGCGGTCGATCACGTGCGGGTGCGCCACGCCTCAGGCGGCGAATCCCTGCTCTATTTCAAATCCTACGATCAGCGCCGCACGGCTTTTCAGGGCACGGAGCTGGACGTGGTTTGGCTGGACGAGGAGCCGCCTCTTGACGTGTACGCCGAATGCCTGCTGCGGACCATGACCACGGACGGCCTGCTTATGTTGACGTTCACGCCGCTGTCCGGGCTGTCCGAAGTGGTCATGCAGTTTTTGAGCGACGGCCGGGCGCACAACGGGCCCATCGACGCATCCAAACACGTGACCACGGCCACATGGGATGATGCGCCGCATTTGTCTGAAGAGACAAAGGCGGAGTTGCTGGCGGCCATGCCTCCGCACCAGCGCGACGCCCGGTCCAAGGGCGTTCCGGTCCTGGGATCGGGGGCCATCTACCCCGTGGCCGAGGACGACATCGTCATCGATCCGTTCAAGATCCCGGACCACTGGCCCCGCGCCTATGGGCTCGATGTGGGCTGGAACTGCACGGCCGCGGTGTGGGGCGCTTGGGACCGGGAGGCGGATATTCTCTACCTATGCGCCGAGTACTCCCGCGGGCAGGCCGAACCGTCCTCCCACGCCGACGCCATTAAGGGCCGCGGGGTATGGATTCCCGGCGTCATCGATCCGGCATCGCGCGGGCGCTCCCAGCATGACGGGACCCGTCTCGTAGAGAAATATCGAGGCATGGGGTTGAAGCTGTCCCTCGCGGACAACGCCGTGGAGGCGGGGCTGCACGAGGTGCTGCAACGCATGACCACCGGCCGGCTCAAGGTGTTCAGAAATCTCGGCGGCTGGCTGGGCGAATATCGCATTTACCGCCGCGACGACAAAGGCAAAGTGGTCAAGAAGTTCGACCACCTCATGGACGCCACGCGCTACCTGGTCATGTCCGGGATGCGCGCGGCCAAAACCCGGCCGAGTCTGCATAGCCAGCGGCAGACGCGCGCAGATCGCGGGAGGGTGATCTGATGAGCGGAACTCCAGACTGGATGTGGTGGCCGATTGGGAACCCATTTGAGGTGGATACTCCCGATGTCGCCCCGGCAGGCCCTTCTGCGGCCGAGATCAAAGCGGAAGAGGAGGCCAACCGCAAGGCGCAGGACGAGGCCGACCAGAAAGCAGCCGACGAGGCGGCCAAACAGGAGCAGCGCGACCAGGCGAGTCGGGATGCTCGACTTCGGTCCATGGCTGTCAGAAATCAAACGATCAACGACCCTTTGAGCCTGGGGAAGCAGACCTTGGGCGGGGTGCGCAAAATAACGTTGGGGTGACGCATGAGTGGAGGATCCGCCCCGTCTGCGCCAGTCTACACCGGGCCATCGCCCGAGGAGTTGGCGGAAGAACGGCGTAAAAAGGAAGAAGAGGAGCGCAAGGCCAAGGAAGAGGCCGAACGCAAGGCCCGCGAAGAGGAAGAGGCCGCCAAGCGCCGGGAGGCGTCCCGGTCCGTGGGCAAGGCCAGCCAGGCCGCTGCCTCCGGCCGGGCGGCGTCAGGGATCGCGGACAGCGCCACCCTGGGCGTCACCACCCTGGGCGGCATGATCCGTAAATCAACACTGGGATAGCCGATGCCGTTGAACCACGAACCCGTCGACTCCAAAGTCCTCGCCCGCGAGGTGGAGCGGCGCTTCAGTCTGCTGGAGCGCCAGCGCAACCCGTACCACGCGCTGTGGAACGAGATCGCGGAGCATGCCGGGCCGTCATTCGGAGGGTTCGGGCAGTCGGACCCCACGCACCCCATCCAGCCCGAGGCCGAACAGGTGGACACCACACTGCGCCGCTCTGCGGACATTCTGTCCTCGGGCCTGCTCTCCTACCTGTCCAGCCCGGCGCAGCGCTGGTTCCGGCTGACCACCAAAGACCGGGACATGGCGGACTCGCCCGAGATCCGCGGATGGCTCCAGCAGGTGGAGGAGGTCTACAACGACACCCTGCACCGGCAGCGGTTCTACCCGGTCCAGGCTCACGGCTACCACATTTCCGCCCTGTTCGGAGTCAAAGCCTTGTACGTGGACGAGACGCCGACCGCCGGCATTCGGTTTATGGCTCGCCCCCTCCAGGAGTTGTTCATCGCCCAGGACTACCTGGGGCGTATCGACACGGTTTGCCGTCTGTTCAAACTCACGGCCCGCCAGATGGTGCAGGCGTTCGGCCTCGCCGCGCTGGATAAGGCTGGGGCCAAGGACCTCCTGCACGACTACCGTATGCAGTCCGACGGCCGCGGCGGCGACTCGGAGCGGGCGTACGAGGTGCTGCACCTGTGCGCACCCATGGACTCCCTGGACGGCCTGATCAGGCGAGGCCTCCCCAGACCCAGACAGTCCGTGGCCAGCGTCTACGTCCTGCGGGCCGAGAAGGTCGTACTGGGCGTGGGCGGCTATGAGGAACTGCCCTACATCGTGGACCGCTGGCAGGAGCATCCGGCCACGGCCTACGCCTCGGACTGGCCCGGCCTGGCCGCTTTGGCGGATGGCAAGATGATCAATGAAATGAAGACCCTCATTCTGGAGTCCGGGCAACTGGCGACAGCCCCGCCCATTTGGGCGCCGGACGACGGCTTCGTGGGGCGGCTCTCGGTGGAGCCGCGGGCCATCAATTACTACGACAAGTCGGGAGACAATTCTCTGGCCGATTTCGGGGCCATGGACGTTGGCGGCGATCCGCGGCTTTCTCTGGACCTGTTGTCCATGGTCAAGAAGGACATCCAGGAGGCGTTTTTCACCGACCTGTTCCAGATGCTCAAGATACGCACCGAGGATGGCGGCGACCCCACGGCGACGGAGGTCCGCGAGCTGGCCCAAGAGAAGATGTTCCTGCTCGGGCCGATGCTCTACCGGCAGCAGGAGGCGTTTGACCATTTGTTCGACCGGTTGTTCCGGCTGCTTTGGCGTCGGGGCGAAATCCCGCCGCCGCCGCGCGAACTCGTGGAGGCTAAAGGCGAGATCGAGGTGGAATACGTTTCCCCCCTGGCCCTGGCCCAGAAGGAGTCCCAGACCCAAGCCATCCTGCGCACCTACCAGGAGGCGGGCATACTGGCCCGGTTCGATCCGCAGATTCTCGACAATTTCAAAAATGACGCCGTACTGCGCCGGATCACGGCGCAGCGCGGCTTCCCGCAGGACGGGCTGCGCTCCGAAGAAGAAGTGGCGCGGCTGCGACAGCAACGACAGCAGCAGATGCAGGCCCAGCAGCAGGCTCAGGCCCTGGCCGAAGGCGCGGCGCAATACCCCAATCTGGCCAAGGCCCCCGAAGAGGGAAGCCCGGCGGAGCAGATCATGAAGGCGGCGGGAGGCAAGCGGTGAACTCCGCACAGGCGGCCATGCGGGACTTCCATCGCGCGGCGGACAAGGTCTTCTCCACACCGGAAGGCAAGCAGGTGCTCGAATTCCTGCGCACCCAGTGTTTCATGAAGCCCGGACCCCAATCACGGAAATGGGAGGGCTCCGATCAGGTCATGTTTCGCTTTGGCCGCATGACGCTGTTCCAGGCCCTGGAATACTATCTGGACCCCCAAAACTTCGAAGGAGCGTAGATCATGGCGGACAATCCGACCACCCCGCCCGAAGGCGGCCAGCCGTCCCAGGACGACTACCAGGTCATGTACGACAACCCCACTAGCCGGGGCGACGGGGGCAAACCCGCCCAGGGGCCTGCGGCCAAGCCCGAAGCCGACCCGAAGCCGGACGCCAAGGTGGACGTAAAGCCCGAGCCGAGGCCCGAGGATAAGCCCAAGCCGGAGGACGGCAAGAAGCCCGGCGAAGGCCGAGAGAAGCCCAAGGACGACGACGGCAAAAACAAGGACGAGCCTCCCTCGCCGCGGCAGTACCAGGAGGCCGTGACGGACGCCGTCAAGGATGTGGTTCCCGAGGGCTACGAGGTCATGGACTCCCTGGCTCAATCCTACGCCAAGATGGCCCAGGACATGGGGCTGACGGTGGAGCAGACCAGGACCTTGGCCCAAACGTACCTGGAGGCTGAAATTAGCGAGGTCCGCGCCAGGGAGCAGGAGCGTCAGACCCGCGCCAAGGAGGCCCTGACGGCCCACTTCAAGGGCGACGAGGCCAAGGCCAAGGAAGCGGCCGAGCACGCAAAGCGCGGCCTGGAGGGCCTGGCCAAGCGGGCCGACGGCGTGGACGCCGCGGCGTTCCTGGCCAAGCTCGAAGCCGTGGGCCTGGGCAACGACCTGGACATGGTCAAGGTCTTCGGCCTCGTGGGCCGGGCTATGGCCGAGCACGACTTCCACTCGCCGAGCGCTCCGGGCGCCGCGATGAAGACGGTGGAGCAGACCCTGTACGACAACAGCCCGGATCTGAAGTAGTCCAGGCCAAAACTATCAAGGAGTGAGATATGTCGACCATTGGCGTGAACTCTTACACGCTGTCGGACTGGGCCAAGCGGCTCGATCCGGGCGGCAAGGTGGACAAGGTCGTGGAGCTCATGGCCCAGACCAACGAGATCCTCCAGGACATGATGTACGTGGAGGGCAACCTGCCCACCGGTCACCGCACCACCGTGCGCACCGGCCTGCCCTCGGTCACCTGGCGCAAGCTCAACTACGGCGTGCAGCCCTCCAAGTCCACCACCAAGCAGGTGGACGACCAGTGCGGCATGCTGGAGGCCTACTGCCAGGTGGACAGGAAGCTCTGCGAACTCAACGGCAACAAGGCCGCTTTCCGGCTCTCCGAGGAGCGCCCGTTCATCGAGGCCATGAATCAGGAGTTCGCCACCACCATGTTCTACGGGGACACGGACACCGACCCCGAGAAGTTCCTGGGCCTGGCCCCGCGCTACCCCTACAGCGACTCCCCCAACGTGGTGAACTTCGGCGACTCCGGCTCCAACTGCACCTCCATCTGGCTGCTGGTCTGGGGCGACAACACCGTGCACGGAGCCTTCCCCAAGGGGTCCAAGGCCGGGCTGGAGCACAAGGACCTGGGCGAGGTCACCCTCGAAGACGACGACGGCGGCCTGTACCAGGGCTACCGCACCCACTACAAGTGGGAACCGGGCCTGGTGGTCCGCGACTGGCGCTACGTGGTGCGCATCGCCAACATCGACACCACGGACTTCACCTCGGACGAGCTGATCAAGGCCATGATCACGGCCATGCACAAGGTCCCCAACATCAAGATGGGCCGCCCCTGCTGGTACATGAACAAGACCCTCATGACCGCCCTGGACATCGAGGCGGCCTACAAGTCCAACGTGTTCTTCAACGTCTCCGAGGACCCGGGCGGGGAGATGGTGACCCGCTTCCGCAAGATTCCCATTCGCCAGGTGGACGCCATCCTGGACACCGAAACGGCGCTCACCGCAACCCCGTAGCCTGAAGGAGGCGTTTTCATGTTTATCGATGCCGAATTGGAGTTCA